GTCTCGCCGTCCTCCTCGCCCTCGGCCGGTCCGTCCCAGGTGGTCTCGCCAAGCCGGATGTCGCGCAGCCGGTGCGGGCCGGCCAGCACGTGCACCGCCTCGGCGATCTCGTCCTGGCCGACATATTCGACGATCGGCTGACAGGCGAAGGGCGGGTAGACGCGCCGCGTGCCGATCACCCGGGGCACCGATGCGTTCGGCTGCAGCACGTTGCCGGAGATCGCCGCCGGCTCGAGCGTCACGCTTCCCGCCTCCGCCTGCGCACCCTCCGCGCCGCGCGTCGGCGGCGCGGTCACGGCCGCGATCACCAGCGAGCCGACGATGCCGACCGAGGTCGCGATCAGCTTGGCGCCGAGCGAACCGGCCGCGATGCCGAGCGACGGAATGCCGGCCGTGGCGATGCCCGCGGTCGCGAAGCTGAGCGCGATCGCGGCCACCACGGCGAGGATCTGCTTGCCGCCCCGGCCGCCCTCGCGCACCGGCGCGTGGAACGTCAGGTGGACCGTCCGTCCGGCGGCGGCGGGCGGTTTCGGCCGAACACGGGGCCACAGGTCGCGCGGCACCGGCTCGCCGTCGATCGTCACCACGCCGATCTCGGCGAAGTCAGCCGGCAGGCAGTCCGCGCGGGCGACGATCTCGGCGACCGTCAGGCCCGCCGGCCAGACGTCGATCCGGGGCGATCCGAGCGCGAACGGCTCGCGCCAGAGCGTGGTTATCCGGTCGGGCCGAGCCGATGACGCCTGAAACATGCGATCCTCTCCCGGATGGTGAAATGGTCGAGCGGCACGATCGCCGCGTCGCAGGCCGCCTCGACATGCAGCACGTTTCGAGTGTCGATCATCACCCCGACATGGCCCGTCGCGCCCCGCCCCGAAAGCCGCATCACGCAAACGTCGAACGCGGTTTGAAGCCCGTTTTCCACCGCGCGCCAGTCCTCGCCGTCCTTGCCGGCCGAGACGGCCCGGGCAACGGCGATCAGGCTGCGCGCCGGGATCTCGCCATAGGTCGGCAGGTCGATCCCGAGCTCGAAGCTGTAGACCAGCCGCACGAGGCCCCAGCAGTCGACGCCGCCGCCGTCCCGCCCGCCGTCCTGCCACGGCAGGCCGACATAGCGGCCGCTCCAGTGCGGGGTCCGGTTCCGCGTCACAGAAACAGCCCCGGAAAAGTGTCCTGGGTCGCGCGCATCGACGGCCAGGCTTCCTGTGTGTAGTCGCGCGAGCGGATCGTGCCGGTCAGCTGCAGCGCGTCGGCGCGCACGTCCACGAGCGTCAGGTGGCGGGCGGTGTAGATCCGCTCGACCGTGCCGGCCTTCGCCTGCACGCGCGGCTCCACCGTCAGGTCGAATTGCGAGGCCGCGATGACATCGATGTCGAGCCGCGCCGGCCCGTCAAGCGACAGGATCGCCTCGCCGATGCGGCGGTCGACATTCTGCACGGTGAGTTCGGTGCGCGGCGGCGCGTCCGTGTCCGACAAGAGCCGGATGTCGAACTCGAAACCGGTCCACGTCTTGCCGTCGAGCACGTAGTCCGCCGGGTCGGCGACGATGCGCAGGTCATCCGGCAGGGCCGGATGGCTGATCCGCAGGAAGACCAGCACCGCTTCCGCCGTCTCCGGCTGGTCCAGTTCGCGGGCGATGGCCGGCGGTATCGGGCGGCTCGTCATCGCCTCACCCCCTGACCAGCGCCGTGAAGGTCAGCGTGTAGGCATCCGTCGCGAACCAGGCGATCCGGTACGGCGGATCGCCTGAAAACTGCGCGGTGACGAGCGTGTCGCGTCGCGGATGCACGATCGTGAAGGACAGCACGCCGCCGGCCAGCTCGTCCTTGACGAAGCTCTCGAAGGTCTCGACCTGCGCGGCGGTCAGCACGAAGGCGAATGTCGCCGTCGACAGCTGCACCGTCGAGCGGCGCCGCGCGATCGGCGGACCGTTCTCCGGATCGAACCGGACCGCCGCCGGTTGCGGCACCTCCTGATAGGCGTGCCGGTCGGCCTGCGCCGGCAGGGTTTCGGGCCAGCTCGCCGTCATCGCCGCACCTTGCTCGGGCTCACACCGAAGCGGGCCGCCTGCGCCTGGTCGAACCCGCCGGTCGCGAAATCCTGCTTCACCCGTTCGATGACGATGTCGACGATCTCGCGGCCGTCGCCGTCCCGGCGCCGCTCCTCGCGCACCTCGCCGCCCGCGTTGTTGTAGACGTTGACTTCCGTTCCGCCGCCGCCGAACCCGCCCCGCAAGGACGAATTCGGCAGCACCATCGCGCCGCGCGACGTGCCGATCACCGGCTCCGGCCCGCGATCGCCGACGATCCCGAACGCCCCGTCCGGGATCAGCCCGCCCTTGGCGTAGAAGCCGGAAAACAAGGGCGACGTCTTGGTGTCGCCGCCCCCGAACAGCCCGCTGAAGAGCCCGCCGAACAGGCTCCCGCCGCCGCCCGCGCCGTTCAGCTGCAGCACCGCGTCCAGCGTGTCGTTCAGGATCTTGTCGGTCACCCGGTCCAGCGCGCGCAGCGCGCTGTCGGCGAAGGCGTCCCAGACGTTCTCGCCATTGCGAACCGCCATCGCCAGGCCGGAGACCGAGTCCTTCAGGATGTCGTTGTACTGGCGCAGTTCGTCATTCGCCTCGGCCTCGCGCAGCTTGGTGCGAATAAGGTTCTCGATATCCTTCTCTTCAGTGCCGACGGCGACCGACATGATTTCCCGTAAGCGGATCATCTCGCGCTTCACGGGATCGCTCTCGCGCTCCACGTCGCGCTCCAGTTCGAGCTGCTTGATAAGGCTTTTCAGCGCCTCCCGCTTCTGATCGTAGGTTTCCTTCGCCTTCTGGTCGCGCTCAATGGCCGACCAATCGAACTTTGCCGGCGGCCTGTCGTCTTCCTCTGAGCGCGATGACGGAAACGGCCACCGGCCGTCGAATTCACCCTGGCTCAAAGCAGAGGGGCGAGTGCGCAGCTCTTCTCGTTGTCTCCTTGCACTCGGATCGGGCGGCGCTATCGCGTAAAGCACGTCCCCCGCGACTTCGTCCATCCAGCGCAATGCGCTCACCACGGAACTGATGCTGTCGACGATCACCTTGAAAGCACCCGCCACTCCAACGGCCATCGCCTTGGCGTTCTCGACGAACTGCGGATCGGCCAGCATGTCCGCGAAGGCTTGCAGCTGCGGAAGAAGCGCCTCGGCCAGCTGGTTGACCAGCCCGGCGCCCGCCGCCCAGATCCGCGTCATCGTGTCGTTGAAGACCTCAGCCCGCCGGCCGAACTCGGTCGAGATCGTCTTGCCCAGGCGATCCGACTCGGCCGCCATGTCGGCGAGTCCCTTGCGGCCGTTGTTGAGAAGCGGGATCAGTTGCGCGCCGGAGCGGCCGAACAGCTTGATCGCGATCGCCGCCTTGTCCGCCCCGTCATCCATGCGCGAGAACGCCTCGGCTAGATCGATCAGCACCGCGTCGGCGCTCCTGAGGCTCCCTTCTGCGTCCGTCACGGAGATCCCCAACTGGTCGAGGATCGCCGCCGAGGTCTTGTCCGTTCCGGCCGCCACCTGCGCCATCACGTTGGTGAGCCGCGCCAGCCCGCCCGACAGGGTCGACAAGCTGACATCCGAGAGCTCGCCCGCCCAGGCGAGCCGCGACAGCGCTTCCGTCGTCACCCCGGCCCGCTGCGCCGCCTTGGAGGTTGCGTCCGCCTGGTTGATCGACGCGCGCACCAGCACGGCCATCGCCGAGGCGCCGGCCGCCGCCGCCAGCGCCAGGTTGCGACCGATCTTCAGCGCTTTCGCCGCCACCAGGTCCAGTGTCTGGCCGAGGCCCTCCGCCTTCCGGCCGGCACGGTCGACCCCGCGATTGAAATCCTTGTCGTTCGTGTCGAGGTCGAGCAGCGCCTCGCCGAGCCGTTCAGACATCGCCGCCCTCCGCGCCCGTGTCCGTGCCCGCGCCCGTGTCCGGGGCCGGCTGGGTGACCACCGCGATGCCGGCCGCCGCCAGCATCGCCGGCGTCGCCTTCGTCGCCCGCCGGCGCCCGCCCTCGGCGATCCGCGTCAGGTCGCGGATCGCGCGGCGCGCGTCGCGCGGCTTGACGTTGCCGCCGCCGAGCGTAGCCGCGTCGATCCTTCTGAGCTGGTCTTCCGCCTGCAGGCGCGGGAGCATGGCGATGAAGCTCCTTACGAGGGCCGCCGGATACCGGAGGAGCCACCCTTCGGGATCACCACCGTAGAAGCGCTGGAGTCGCGGGATGGCATCGCCCCAGTCGATGGCATGTCCTTCGGACTGTCGGTCAGCTTGCGCGCGATCGCTCCCGCCAGCGCCATCCGGCGGCCCAGCAGGAGCCCGGTAAAAACCTCGCAGATCGACAGCTTCTGGATTTGCGACAGCGACTCGAACACCGTTTCCGGGATCTCGACCAGGACGCGGCGCGTCACGTCGTCGATGAGGCCCGCGAGTTCCCCGCTATCGTCCTCGCCGGCGGGGTCGCTCGCGCCGGCCAGCGCGTCGATCCGCTTGCCGGCCGAGGTCAGGCGCTGGCTGTCGAGCACCGACAGTTCGTCGGGCGAGCGGAGCTCGTAAAGCGTGCCGTCGATGCGGATCTTGGGACGATCGACAAGTGTTGAAAGGTCTAGGATCGGATCGGCCATGGCGGGACCTCCTGCGGTTGAGGGGGCGGCGCCGGCCGGCGCCAACGGGCATGCCGGCCGGCGGGCGTATCGCCCGGGGATCGGCCCTTATGTCAGCGGCAGCTGATGCTGCTGGACGAGCCGCCCGAGGCTCTCCGCAGCCGAGCCCGTCGGGTTCCGCAGCGCCATGAACTCGAATTCGAGCCCGGCCGGCTCGCCCTTGCGATAGACCGGCGTGGGGTTCCCCGACTGGAAGCAATAGGGCAGCTCGTATTGCATCGACATGTCGTCGCCATAGGGCGAGGCATCCGAGCGGAGCAGCAGCGCCATCGTCGCCACCTGTGCGCCTTTGTAGAACTGCACCGCCTTCGTTCCCGGGGTGCCGACGCCGGCCGCCACCGTGGCGATCGTGTTGTTGTTGAGCGCCAGCCTGTACTGCTCCAGCGTCACGTCCCAGAGAGTGAAGGTGACCGTCAGGTCCTCTTCGGTGCGGAACGCCTTCACCGGCGCGGTGCTGCCGAGCGGACGCACCGCGTTGACCTCCTGGCCGTGCTCGATGCTGACCCCTTCCGGGTCGTAGCTTTGGTCGCCGCTGGTTCCGATCTGCACCCAGTCGACCGCAGGGGCGGCGCCGAGCGCGGGGAACGCGGTGCCGACCGGCGCCCACCAGGCGGTGAACGGGGCGGCGATGATTTCAAAGGGCGCGGGCATCTGGTCAACTCCTTTGGTGCGCGGGCACGGCGGCAAGGGTGGAAAGGCAGGCGGCCGACGGGATCACGGGACGGCCTCCAGCGCGTGGAAGATCTGGAAGGACTGGAAGGCGAAGGGCCAGACCGTGTCGCGGTCGCGCCGGGCGCTCAGCCCGCCGGCGACGTCGACCCAGTGGATCAGGCACCCGGAGATCACCTGGCGTCGAAGATCGGCGATCAGCGGGCGGCACTTGCGCGCCAGCGCGTCGGCTTCTTGCGGCGTGGCGCCATAGGCGAGCAGGTCGATCCTCTGTGTGTCGTGCCGGGAGAAGCTTCCGGCCGTCAGCGACGTGCCGCCGGCCGGCCGCAGCACGATCGCGGCGCGCGGCATGGAAGCGGCCTCGGCCTCCGGCAATTCGCCGCCGAAGACGCGCGTGCCGACATCGGCGGCGACGCTTGGCGTCGCCAACAGCCAGTCTCGCAAGGCGGTGATCGGATCGGCCACTTGCACTACCCCAAGACCCCGGCGGAGGCCGGGGTTACAGGGAAAGACTAGGGCTTAAGGGAGCGCGCCAAACATCCACGCGCCTGCGTGGGTGAGGTCTGGGCTGGCGGGATGTGCGCGAGCATCCGGGCCGGCCGGCAGGCTGTCAAGGGGCGTCGTCACGCGCGCTTCGAACGGCGTTCATAGGCCTTTCGAATGCGGTCGGCGAGCTTCGGATACTCGACATCGGCGGCCGGTCGCAGGAAGGGGCGCGGCGGGATCGTCACCTGCTTGACCACGGCGAAGGTTCCGTCGTCGAGGCGGAAGCGAAGCGCCTGCGCCGTCTTCGGCCGGATCGTGCCGCCGAGTTCGTGGATGCGCGCGTAGACCACGTCGCGCACGCCCCAGCTACCCTTGACGCCCGTGGCATGCGGCGCGGCGTAATCGGCGATGTCGATCCCGCCCTCCAGCACCGCCGTCCGGTTGTTCCAGACATGGTTCCGCTTCGCGTGGACCACACAGGCCGCCATCGTCCGGTTGACCCCGTCGATCTGCGCCTCGCGCATCCGCGCGGTGACCTTGCGGCCGTTCCACTTGAGCGACTTCGACTTGCCGGATTTGGGCTTGCGCGCCATCAGCCGGCCCGGTCGGCTGGCGGGTCGAACAGGTCGGGGCCGGCGGACGGTTCGGCCTGGGCGACCGGCGGATAGTCTTCCGGCCGCTCGAGCCGGTTGCGGCATGGCGGCAGCCAGCGGAAGGCGGGGAAATGCGTCGGGTGGCGCGGCGCGCGGGACGTGCCGGAGGGGCACGGCTGACACCAGACGATCCAGCAATAGGCGGTCGCGGTCGATGCTTCGCCGTCGAGCCGCCCCTTCACCATCGGCACGCGCTCCGTGAACTGCAGGATCCATTCAGGCGGGAACCGCGCGAACAGCCGCTCGTGCCGCCCGATGCCTTCGAGAAACGACGTCCGCACGAGCAGCGCGACGCCTTCGCCGGCCAGCTCGAGCGCGCGCAGGGCGAACGCCTCCGCCAGGCGGAAGGGCGGATTGGTGATGATCCAGTCGGGCGCGCCGCCGGTCCATGACCCGGCGAAGGGCGGGTCGACGGGAAACAGGAAATCGTGCACCGCGTCCTGGCGGGCCGCGCCGTAGTCGTGCACGTCCGACCCGGCTACGCTTGCGAAGGTCTCGGCCAGCGTCGCCGCCATGTGGCCGTCGCCGCAGGCCGGCTCCCAGCACGTGGCCGTGTCGATCCGGCCCCAGCTGTCGAGGTGTTCGCAGAGCGCGCGCGCGGCCCAGGGCGGCGTCGGAAAATAGTCGAGACTGTCATGCGGCTCGACCCGCCGCGCC